CATGATTAAAGGGCATGAATCCAAGTGGAAGAACATGATGGTGTCAAACGATCCAGTTCTTCAGTTTAATTTTGACCAAGGGCAGAAACCCTATCGAGAATCCCCAGCACAAGGATCACCCGGACTCTTGCAAGATGCTCAGTTCGCAGCCGAGGACATCAAAGCAACCACCGGGATATTTGATGCAAACATAGGACAACAAGGCCAAGAGACGTCAGGCGTAGCAATAGGAAGAAGACAGTTTCAGGGCGAGATGTCTAACTTTGAGTATCAAGATCAACTCATTGACTCGATGGAGTTAGCCGGGAGGATTATGATTGACATGATCCCTGCCGTGTACGACACCGAAAGAACAATTAGAATCATAGGCGAGGACGAGCGCGAGGAAACGATCAGCGTCAATAAGACTTTGATGGACGCTCAGACCGGGACATTCGTCAAGACAATGGACTTGAACGCAGGAAACTACGACATCAAGATTGCAAGCGGCCCATCGTTTACAACTCGCAAGCAAGAAACAGCAGAACAACTGTCCTCAATGATCTCTCAAAACCCTGCCATGAGTCAGTTGGTCGGAGACATTCTATTCCAGAACCTTGATCTAGTAGGAGGCGATGAAGCAATCAAACGCCTCAGAAGCGCAGGAGTCAAAGCAGGAATCATAGAGCCTAATCAAGAAGAGGCCGTAGCACTTCAGTCTCAGATTGAATCTAGCAAGCAACTAGAACAACAAGCAGCGCAGTTAGAACTTGCACTCAAACAAGCAGAAGTTTCAACCGAGAGAGCCGAGGCAATAGAACGAGAAAGCAAGGCAGCCATGAACACGGTCAAAACAGCAGTCGAGCAAATGAAGCTCGCAGAAGCGCAAGAAGACTTAGAATCTAAGCAGATTGCTCAGATGAGATTACGTCAGTCAGTAGGGCTACCAGTTATTTGATAACTACTCTTTACCTGATTAGTAATTTAACTTGGTATCACTTCAAAGACTTCAACGGTGACTACCAGATAGATGCGTGTTTAGGCACTAAAGCGCACATACAAAAGAACTTTAAGGTCAAGGGCGTTTGTTTATCAGAGTGGGACGATATTCTTATACTCGACAACAAGGTATATTTTAATGGCAAAAAAAGATCCCAGACTTACCAGGGCAGGAGTCACAGGATTCAACAAACCTAAGCGAACACCGAGCCACCCAAAGAAGTCTCACATTGTCGTAGCAAAGCAAGGTGACAAGATCAAAACGATTCGATTCGGACAGCAAGGAGCCTCAACTGCTGGCGCACCGAAGAAAGGCGAGAGTCAAGCCACAAAGAACAGACGCAAATCTTTCAAAGCAAGACACGCAAAGAACATAGCAAAAGGCAAGATGTCAGCAGCATTCTGGTCGGATAAGGAGAAATGGTCGTGAGCCTTTATAAAAACATTCATAAAAAACGCAAGCGCATAAAAGCAGGATCAAAAGAAAAAATGAGAAAGCCGGGAACTCCGGGCGCACCAACTGCCGCAGCTTTCCGTAAAGCAAAGAAAACCGCAAAGAAACCTAAATACGACAAATAAGGAAATCATTATGCCAATGGTAAAAGGTAAGAAGTTCCCTTACACGAAAGAAGGAATGAAAGCAGCTAAGAAAGCTCGCAAGGGCGGCAAAAAGAAAATGAAAAAAGGTGGATACGACAAATGAATCAACCAATGAATCGCACTCCGGCTCAAGACTTGGTTATGTCTCGCAGAGAAACACCGGGAACAGGCGCAGCAGGAGCTAGAGCCTTAGCAGGGCAGATGGATAGACCAAACATGGCATTACCCTCGTCAACGCCTCAAACAAATATGCCTGAGCTACCTATGAATCCTATGCAAATGGTCACAGGTAAGGACGGCAAGAAATACCAGATCGTAATTGATCCAAGCACAGGCTTACAAACCTTCATCCCTTTTCGTGAACCAGCAGGTCGAGGAATGGGGCAGATGCGTGGCATGGGCGAGATGCAAGGTATGGGACAGATGCCCGGAGGTTCTGGACAAGGCGGCAGGATGGAGCGCATACAACAACTCGCAAGTCGTATGGGGCAAATGCAAGGCCAGAATCCGACTAATCGTTTAAGTAGTCTATTGTCTGCAAGTGGCTAATCAACTTGCTCCCAGAATGGAACGCAGGGGCGGTGGTGGTGTAAACCGTCTCCTAGGCATCATCGAGCCAGCTATGACAGTTGGTTCTGCGATTGCTGCCGAGGTTCCTGCCCTTGCAGTTGGTTTAGCTTCTCTCAACACAGTAGAAGACAGGCAGAGACCGTTCAGCGAAGCAGTAGCAGCCGCAGACGAAGTTAGAGATATGCTTACCTATAACCCTCGCTCAATGGAGGGTCAGGCAGGGATGCAGTCTCTTATAAACTCTGTTAGTCAATTAGCCGACACAGTTGGACTCGATACAGCCTTTCAAGTCTTAAACGAAGAGATCATTCCCAGAGTACAAAGCACACTAGGCGAAGACGCTGCGAGAGAGCTTGGCTCAATGGTGATGATGATCCCGGCTGTAAGAAGATTGCCAATGGACACCGCCTCTCGGATGCAAAGAGCTAAAGAAATGGGCTTTGATGACGAGCCTTTGTATATTGGTAGCACCTTTGACATTGAAGAACTTGATTTAGAAAAAATGGATCCTGAGAGTTATTTCGGACGAGCAATCTACACTACAACCTCGCCTGATGATGCAAGTATAAATTACGCAGGAGAAGGGCCAGACTTAACCAACAAAATACAACTTAGAGCCGAAAGAATCGCAGATGAAACTGACAGGGATTACAATGACCCTGAAGTTTTACAACAAGCAAGAAGCGAAGTAAAAGGAGAAAATTTAGGCGTTATCTATCCTATGATGGGAAGATCAGAAAAAGTTTTTGACATAAGAACATACGGAGATAACCCAACTCTTAGCTACAAACAACCAGAAATGGATTTTAAAGATTATTTAGATGAAGCAAAAGACGATTTATATTACAGAGGAACTAGTGAATCAGATTTTGACACAAAAGCAGAATTTGACGAGGTACTAGAAGACAGAGCTAGAGAGCTTGCTTTTGATGATAGTTTGGATCTTTTACCAGAAGGCGAGTTAGTAGATTTTTTAGAAGCATTGCAACGAGATTCTAGGGTTTCAAACGAAGACTATAAACAATTAGTTCAAGACATTGGAATGAGAGCCTTTGATAATGAAGGCATATCAGCGCAGGATCTTAACAGGGTGATGAGAAAGGCTAACATTGAGTCTTTTCTTGACGGAAAACTTTTAAACTTTGATGTATTTCGTAATGCTTTGCAAGAGGCAGGGTTTGACACAATCAAGATGGATGCTGATACGTTTAAAATGGAAGGCGTAGAAGGCGCAGAACATAGAATCTTTCTCAAACCTGAACAGTTACGATCTATCAACGCAGAATTTGATCCAGAAAAAAAAGACAGTTCAAACATATTATCAAGCATCCTAGATCAAAGATTTAGGAACATAGCTTAATTCGGTCTAACGCACCGTAAAAGCGTGGGCTTACTTGCTGCCCTCTGAGCAAGGTAAACATTCGTGGAGACGTACTCATATGGAAACTGATGCAGCAATAGCTGAGGCTGAAATATTGCCAACGGAAATAGAGCAAGCCGGACAAGATGCTCAAGAGCCTTCACAGGGCGAAACCTCTGAAGCAGTAGAAACTCCAGAAACCGAGGAGAAAGCCGCAGAAGAGTCATCCGGGGAAGAGACACCCGAACAAGTAGCAGAAGAAAAGCAGAAAAAGCGTAACTCTGTTCAAGAAAGAATCTCACAACTAGCACGGCAAAAAAATGATGCGAACACTCGTGTACAAGAGTTAGAACAGCAAGTTGCTTACTTACAGGCTCAGAGTCAGCCTCAAGCTCAAAATGCGCCTCAAACGTATCCAAGACTTGAAGACTACGACTATGACGAAGCAAGACATCAACAAGCAGTTCTACAGTACACCTCAAGCGTAAATGCTCAGAACGTGCAACAGGTCATGCAGCAACAGCAACAAGCCCAGATTGCTCAATTACAAGCTCAGAAGGCACAAATTGCGTCTCAAGAGTTTGTTGAGAAAAGCAATGCCTTTGCTATCGACTACAAGGATTTTAACGCAACCGTTACCAATCCTAATTTTCATCAGTCGGATCAAGTAGCAAGGACAATTGTTGAATTGCCGAATGGCCCTGATGTTGCTTACTACCTCGGCAAGAACTTAAAGATTGCCAACGCTCTGAACAATAAAAGCGAGAGGGACGCTAGAGATGATTTAATTAGAATCTCAACAGCGTTACAAGTGAACTCTCGGAAACGCCGTGCTAATACAACTAACGCTCCTACGCCCGGAAAGACGGTGACGCCTAAAGGAAAAGTCTCTAAGGACTTGGACAAGATGTCTCCTGAGGAATATCGAAAGGCAAGGGGCTACACTTAAAGGTAAATTAACATGGCTAATTCATTGCTCACACCGAGCATTATTACAAAAGAAGCCTTGGCAATACTACATCAGAAGCTTAATTTCATAGGTACGATTAACAGGCAGTATGATGATCAGTATGCCCAAGCTGGCGCGAAAATCGGATCGGACTTAAAAATCCGACTTCCTAACGAGTTTACTGTTAGAACTGGCGCAAGTCTCTCGTCTCAAGACGTAACAGAGCAAAGCGTTACTCTTTCAGTTGGCACTCAAAAAGGTGTGGACTTTACGTTCTCATCACAAGAGTTGTCTTTGACTATTGACGAGTTCAAGGCACGATACATTGAGCCAGCAATGGCGGTATTGGCTGCGAACATTGAAAGCGATGCTTTCTCGATGTCGAAATCGGTATTTAATTTCGTAAATGGAGTAGGCTCTGCAAACTCCTTTGCAAACATAACCAAAGCACAAAAGGAACTTACCCTTGGGTTGGCTCCGTATGGTGATCGAGTGTATATGCACGATCCTCAAAGTGTTGTGGATATGCTGGCAGACACGAAAGGACTCTTTCAAGACTCTGGACAGATCGCCAAGCAGTACAAAGAAGGTATGCTAGGACGCATTAGTGGATTCGATCACTATGAAAATACTCTAGTCCCCACTCATACCACTGGTACAGCAGCAGCCTCAACAGGGTACTTGGCCAATGGGGCGAGTCAAACTGGCTCAAGTTTGACCGTTGACGGAGGAACCACGACGTTCTTAGTAGGTGACATCATCACTATTGCAGGAGTCAACAGAGTTCATCCTGAGACTAAAGCAGATACCGGAGTTCTTCAGAACTTTGTAGTGACTGCAAACTCAGGCACCTCAGCGACAAGTCTATCCATATCACCTTCCATCGTAGCTACAGGCGGTAATCAGAATGTTAGCGGTAGTCCTGCTGACAATGCTGCTGTCAGTAAGTTAGGCGGTGCTAGTGGAGCCGATTGGACTGATACGTTGGCTTATCACAAGGACGCGTTTTGTTTCGCTACATGTGACTTAGTGCTACCGGAGGGAGTTGATTTTGTTGCGCGAGAAGTTATGGACGGCATCTCTATGAGAATCGTCAGAGACTACTCAATCAGTGCTGACACCTTCCCTTGTAGAATAGACATCTTGTACGGATATAAAACTATTCGTCCTGAGATCGCTACGAGAGTGGGCATTAACTAAACCCCCTATTAGCCGGGGCGTAAAAACCCCGGCTTACTTTTTAGGTGAGATATGGCAACAAGTCAGGAAATCATTGATCGAGCAACGAGTCTTTTGCGTGTGCGTACA